TGAACCGCCACTCATTACCTGTAAATATTTCCACAGGGTTGTTTGTATACTGTGGTGTATCTATAGATTTTAATGAAAGGTTTAAATCATCATTATCTACATCCCACCCAATAATTTGAGCAAAAGTCGGGTTTGGTATTTGTAATTCTATTGAGAAGTTATTGATACGCGTCCATGGTTTTTCGTATACTTTAGATACTACATCATTTAACTTCATTATAACTCCTATATTTTTTATTATTTATATGTCCAGTGTGGGTTTAAGTAAGATATAAGGAAATAGATGGTATAATCAAATATATAAAGAGATTTTAAAGTTGGGTATGGATTAAAAACAGTATAAGTTTTAAAATAACATAATTAGGGAAATACAACCATTTTATAAAGAGGATTAAATATGGATAAAAATATTAATAGCTTAGGCTTAGATTTAGAATTAATAGATAGGTTAAGCTTGAGTGAACTTATTGAATTAGAATTGTTATTAACCGTAGAGTTACGTCATGCAGAGGAAAATTTTAATAATTTTATTGAATCCGGAGAAGCAATTAATAATGGACACCAAGTAAATGAATATAGAGAAATAATCCATAGTCTAGCTAATTTATGTGTCACAATTAGTACTTATAGGGCAGGTAGAGAATAATGGTTAATTGTTTTTGGTGGGTAGTTTATAGACTATTTATAACTCAAATATGTATATTCACTGTTTGTTTTCTAATGCCTTTCTCTATGTTATTAATTGATAGTATCGGTATTATTAGTGGTACTAGCGGTGAAGATATTTTACTTCACATATTAATATCATCTATTATATGTAATGTAGGGGTGTTAGTCTTTATTATATCTGAACCGAATAAGCCTCAACTACCCTGATTAACCTAAAAAATTCTTAATAGATGTGGTAGTCTTCGTTGCCGCACTAGATATACCAGTTTTTAGGTTACCAGCACTGATATCTATCTGTTTAATAATATCAGTATTACCCAGTGCATCTTTTGCTGCTTGGGCTGCATCATTAATAATACCTTGGGTAGTATCTTTAATAATATTAGCAAAATCTGAAGAGTTTAGTGTCTGGTCACCTTCATATATATCATAATGGGTATAATTAAATGTAACAGTATACTCTAACATACTACCTTGATTATCAGCCCCTAATTCTACATCACTTATCTCTATAGGGTATACATTATATAATAAGTAATTGCATACTTCTTTATCCATTTCAAAATTTAACTGAGATACCCCCATATTGCCTATTATTTGATTTTCCCTACCATTTTTTCTGATATTGTTAATGTATGTATTATTTTTATCTGAATAAGTATCATAATGCATACCAGACATCCATTCATCAAAAAACTTTCTGTTTTTATGATTTTCCTCTAAATAAAAAGTCAGCGTCCATGTTTGGGAGTATTTTTCTTGACCTGGTATATTAATTGTTTTACCTTTATGTTTATACTCCATGGTTTCAGTAACCTTCCCAGGGAATGAAGATGCCCTACATAATACATCTAATTCTGTGTTTGCGTCCCCATTTTTATTTGGTAAACTTATGAAACATCTAAATTTTGCGCTCCTTGCACCATCACCTAAGACATTATTTATTATATTTTGTATTTGGTTTGCCATAATATATCCTTAAAATACTTTACTTATTATATCTATTATTTATCTATTATTTATCTATTATTTATATATTAAGTATAAATTAAGTGATGTTACTATATAATTATAATATATAAAAAGAAGGATAGAAAATGAAAGCAAGAATTAATAAAAAACAAGGTCAAATGTCAGGTATTACAATCAGTGATATTTGGAGTGAAGGTCAATTAGATATGCTTTTACAATATGTAGAGGGTACTGGATGTAAAGTTGAAAATAAATGTATGGGTGGTACTAAGAAAAAAATAACAGGTACTACTGTTCAATTAAATAAATTTATAGATAATTGGAATAATTAATATCTAACCTAAAAAGTTAGATATATTGTTGCAATTTTACTAACAGAATTACTTATCTGCTCCACCGTTTTACCCTGTAAACTTACGAAACATCTAAATTTTGCGCTCCTTGCGCCATCGCTTAAACATTATTTAATATCCATAATATAACTTACATTAATATAGAATATTTATATAAATAATAAAAAATATGGAGGTGCCCATGGCAACTTTTACAATCAGTGACCTTAAGAGGGAATTGGGACCTGGGTTAGGATTACGTAAAAATAAATATTTAATTGAAATCCCCGTACCGGGCGTATCAGGTAGAAAAATTAATATACTCTGTAGGAGTACCTCATTACCTGAAAGAAATATTAATGTTATTGATGTATATGATAAAGGTAGAAGATATAAAGTTAGAGCAGAAACAGATTTCCCTGGTTCTTATAATATATCAATCGTTGATGATTCAGATATGAATATAAGACGGTTATTTGACCAGTGGTTGAATTTAGTAGATAACACTCAACCTAAAAACACAGGGATATTAGGTGTTATGGGTAATAATATACAAGATATTGGGGAGGCTGTTTCAGGCTTACTTAATGCAGCTAATACATTAAAAAATTCATTTGAATTAGATAACGGTTTAAGTTTTATATTAAATGGTATAGATGGTAATTATGGTAGCGTCAATTACCAAACAAGTGTTAATATATGGCAATTAAATAGTAAAAATGAAAAACTTTATGGGTATCAGTTACAAAATGCATTCCCTATGTCTGTGGGAACAGTTGAATTAGATGATGGTGAAGAAAATACATTGAGTGAGTTTAGTGTTGATTTTGCTTATTCTGAGTTTATACCATTAGAAAATAAAACTGATTTTGAACAAATCACAGATAGGGTGTTAGGTGTTACTGGGAGAGAAATAAGTGAAGGTATAGATAGTTTATTTTGAATCGGATATAAATAAAGTAAATAGGAGTATATTATGAATTTTAGAGAATATTTAAATGAGGCTTTTAAAACTTCCCGGTTACTTTTGAAGAATAGTAATTATTTTGGTAAATCTACTAGCAATGCTATTATGGATTTAGAGGATAAATATGGTATGGGGGTAATTGATGATTATGATGTTGATTGTGAAGGTAATGATTACAAAGTAGAAATTAAGTTCGGTAGAAGCGTAGATAAAAAGCTGGCTACCAAAATATTAGACGACATTAAAAAGATGTAGTTAATATATTGAAAATAAATTAAATCAGGTTATATAACCATAGGAGAAATAAATGGCAAGTCGATTAAGCGAGTTAAAATCAGCTTTAGGTTCTGGGGCTAGGGCTAATAAATATAGAATTAATTTTTCAGTTCCAGCTGCAGTACCAACTGTTAGTGATTTACAAAACACAGACATTTTATGTAAATCTACTTCTTTCCCGTCAATGACTATAGGGCAAATAGAAGTTTACAACCAAGGTAGGAAATTAGTGTTTCCTGGAGACACAACTTATGAAAATACATGGACATTAACATTTTATAATACTGAAGACCATGGATTGAGAAGAGATATGATTTCATGGATGAGAAGTGCAGATGATTTCCAAAAAAACACTCACTCTGGTAATCCGGATGCTATTATGGGTGAATTAAGTATTGAGCAATTAGATTCAAACGGTGAACCAACAGCTAGATATACATTCCATAATGTATTTGTTCAAGAAGTGGGTACTTTAGAAGTAGGTGATGACCAAGTAGATACAATGCAAGAATTTGATGTGACTTTCTCATTCACAGATTGGGTAGTTGGTGATGGTGAGGAAAACATACCTAGTGTTGCAGGGACACCTTCTAGGAATGATATAGCGTAATATCTATAAAGGAATAAAATGGTTTTTAAACCGAAAACAGTATTTAACAAGAGTATATATAATAAAAATAAAAAAGAATTTATTTTCGAATTCCAGACTAAAGAAATGGCTAATATAGTTAATACTTTAGCTGGGAGGAGTTCAAAATTAAGGGGTAAAAAAGTCACCCTAAACGCAAAAGATGTTGATGATGTAGATATGTTATTAAGTCTTTTAGAATCAATAACTGAAATTAAATAAGGTAAATATATGAGTTTTAGGAAATATTTAGTCGAAACATGTAAAGATAAAACAAATGAAGAGTTAAAGTGCCCTAAGTGTGGCTCAACTAATATAGATGAAAAAGATGGTATGTACGTGTGTAAAGATTGTGGCCATACTTGGGAAATGGAATCTAAAATAGATGAATCAAAACTATCAAAGGACTATATCAATAGTATAGTGGAAACAAGAAAAATGCTATTAAAATTAAGTACACTACCAAATAATGGTGATTTATACAGTGATTTTAAAGACATTGGTTTAAAATTTGATGATTTTGGTTTATTAATAAAAGGACAAAGTTTATCTAAACAAATAGGTGAACTGGATAAGTTACTACAACAACTAGAAAAAGAAGCAAGAAAAATAAAATAATAACGAGCATCTAAGCTCGTTATACACCACTCAATAACTACAAAACGCTCACATAAACATAAAATTAAAATTAATACATCTAAAATCATAATCTTACAATCTAGAATATAAATAATATAAATTTACATAGGAGAAAATATGGGATTTAAAATGAAATCTGTTGCTAGTTTTAAAAATGAAACTAGTGTTGGCTTAAATAGATTGCCGTTGGGTTCAAAAATTCAAGTTGAAAATTTTAATGGAGAGCCTAGAGAATTTACAATAGTTACTAATGATTCAGATGCAAGTACAACTATAGAAGAAGCTTATAATAATGAATATATAAAATCTATTTCTTATACTAAACATGAAAGTAACTTATTATCGAGAGGTTTTAAAAACTACATTATAAACGGTGGATTTGATATATGGCAGAGAGGTACGTCTTTTGCTGGTCTTGCAGGGTCTGAGTACACTGTAGATAGGTTCAGAATGGATACAAAGGCAACAAATGTGAGTGTGAGTCGTGCTCCTGGAATTAAAGGACACCTTTATTCAATGCTGCTTCAGTTTAATAGTTCTGAACCTTGTCAAATTTTACAAAAAATAGAATCAAAATATTTGTCAAATAAAACTATAACCTTTAGGGTTACATTTAAGAGTAACCACAATGGTTTGGCTAGGTTGAAATTAGCCGACGGTTCAGGGGCTGTGAATTTTTTACTTGAAAGCCCACTTATTGCAACTGATAATACTGTTCAGACTATTACATTTACAACTACTCTTGGAGAAATATCTCAAGACAGTTTATTTGCATCTATACTCTTTTCTAATGGTGACGACAAGGTATCTCAAGTATATCTGTATGAAGTACAGCTAGAAGAAGGTTCAATAGCAACACCATTTGAACAAAGACCTATTGGGTTAGAGTTGAGTTTATGTCAGAGGTATTATGAGAAAAGCAATAGTAATATTGCCATGTTCCATTATGGTAGTTCAACCACATCTAATAGAACTGGTGCAACTGTATTATATAAAGTAAAAAAGAGAATTACTCCGGTTTTTACAGCAGGTTCATTAAATAACGGGAACGGGGCAACAATAGTTACAGCACTAGCAAATAATGAAAGTATATTTATAGCAAATGAAGGCGTACCATCTACAACGGGGATATCTTATATGACTGGTTACGAAGCTGAAGCGGAAATCTACTAAAGGATTAATAAATGAAAATAACTAAAGCTAAATTAACAAGTAATTCTAACTGGGTTAATATCTGGTTAGAAGACGGAACTCAAACACAAGTTTCAGTAGAAGACAATGTAAGAAGGCAATATACTGACTTATACAATGAATGGTTAGAAGATGGTAACACACCTGAACCTGAATTTACTCCAGAAGAAAAAGCTTTAAACGAATACAATAAAGCTAAAGAAGACTGGAAAGCTGATAGGCAATCAAAAGTCGACAATATTGAAGTAGAATATAATGGCATTATATATCAAGGTGACGAAACTTCACAAACAAGAATGGATAGAGCTTCTAGAAGTTTAGAAAAGAGGGACTTAGCTGAACCTGATAATACCCCACATACAACTACTTGGGTGGCTAAAGATAACTCTGAACACCAATTGAATTCAGAGGACCTAGCTAATCTAGTAATGTTAGCTGGTGAAATTCAAAGTTCTATCTGGAGTACTGGTAGACCAACTTTAAAGGGTGAAAATTGAAATATTTAAAATATTTATGGGTTTTTATAAAAAAACCATTTGGAAAACTTGTGGGTGTATTTTATACCCCTATAATAGCTTGGTGGTTTAGGGGGTATGCCAATAATATAGTATTTAATTATGTTTTGCAAAACAATATCCACTTACCTAGATTAAATGATGTCCCTAAATCGGGATTAAAAGAATTTATATGCAGTAACGAATACATATACGG